CCTTTCGTCTATTTGCAATGGCTAACGTGACTACTGTCACTGGTGCAACGGCTGGCCAGACTACAGGAACTAGAATCGGCAAGATCCTAGATCAAGTAGATTTCCCCTTATCTATGCGTATCATCGACACAGGCTCGACCACTTGCCAGGCAGATCCTGGGAATACTCGAACTTCATTGAGTGCCCTTCAAGTGGCAGAATTCACAGAGCAGGGTGCAATGTTCGTGCGATCAGACGGATCGGTAGAATTTAAGGATCGAGCAGACGTAGTCGGCTCGCTCGCCCCTGCCCCTATCGAGTTTAATCAGACAACAGGAATTCCTTACGCTGACCTAAAATACGCCTTTGACGATAAGCTCATTATCAACAATGCGACGATGCAACGTATTGGCGGATCTACTATTACCTCAAGCGATGCAGATTCTATTGCTAAGTATTTCCCTCATGGAATGAATGTCGAGAATCTTATAGCTCAGACAGATGCTCAAGTACAAGATATCGCTGACATCTATACCGCGACTCGTCGCGAGACTTCTATCAGAATCGATTCAATGACGCTCGATCTTCTAGATCCTGCAGTCCCTACCGATACTATTATCGGCCTTGACTATTTTGACAATCTGAAAATAACTAACGTTCAGCCAGACGGATCAACAATTGTAAAAACCCTTCAAGCTCAAGGCTTGGCATGGAATATCACGCCTAATAGCATGAAGTGCACAGTTACAACATTAGAGCCCATCGTCGAGGGATTCATCATAGGATCAGCGACTTCAGGTATAATAGGCACGTCTATATTAGGATACTAGGAGACATCAATGGCAGCAGGTCTAGGATATAAAGAATTCACTACGGGAGACATTCTCACCGCGGCGGACGCTAATGGCTATCTAGCCTCTCAGGTAGTTATGGTCTTCGCTAGTGCTACAGCTCGCACTACGGCCATTACTAGCCCTCAAGAAGGGATGATCTCCTATCTTAAAGACACCAACTCGACCGAGTATTACTCAGGGTCGGCATGGGCAGCCATTGGCGGCGGAGGCGCAGGCGGCAAGGTTTTGCAGGTAGTGCAGGGAACTACTAGCACAGCGACAGCGACTACTTCAGGTAGCTACGTCGCTTCTAACCTTTCAGTAACAATTACGCCTTCAGCATCAACTAGTAAGGTGTTGGTCATGTATTCAATGTGTAATCTTATCAATCGCTCTGGTACATACCAAGATTATCAACTAGCACTGTATCGGGGTGCAACTCAGGTCTGGGTCGTAGGTAATGGCAACTTTGGCGATGTCCCATCCGCCGTCTATGCACAAAACTTTGATTCTGGAAATTATTTAGATTCGCCAGCGACCACTTCTGCCACTACGTACACAATGTATGGAAAGCGTACAGTGGGAACGCTAACAATGAACGAGCAAGGCGTTGCTAACCAAGGCACACTAATTGCACTTGAGATTGGAGCATAATAATGGCTAAAGCCAGAGAGGTATTAGAATACCTTCTACCAGAGGGCGGCTGGACAATTCAAGGTGAAGACTTTGATTCGATCACTTATGACGATGGAATCTCTCCAGTGTCTAAAGCTGCATTCGATGGAGCATTCTCAATTGTGGATGACATTAATGCAGAGAAGATCGCAACGGCCGCAGCCAATAAAGCGGCAATTCTTGAGCGTCTAGGCATTACTGCCGAAGAAGCGGCGCTCCTACTTGGATGAAGCCTAAACTCTCAAAGTCTGCCATTCAATTACGCGAGCAGATAGATGATGCATTCCCTGGTAGAGATAGAACTTCGGACGGCTGGATCGGTGACACTCGACACGCTGCGCGCAAGTCTGATCATAATCCAGATGTACAGGGATGGGTACGCGCCATCGATATTGACCGCGACCTTGCAGGTAAAAAAGGAAAGCCCGATCTCATGCCTGACCTGGTCGATCAGATTCGAGCCCTTGCAAAATCTGGCGATAAGAGAATCAGTTACATCATCTTCGATGGTCGAATCGCATCGTCTAAAAGAGCTTGGGCTTGGCGTCCTTATGATGGGATTAATAAGCACAATCATCACGCGCATATCAGCTTCACTGTTAAGGGCGACGAAGACTCTAAATTCTTTAATATACCGATGATAGGCGGAAACTAATGGAAGCAATTATCTATGCAACGCTTGGCCTTATCGCCATTCCAGTACTACGGACAGCGATTAAGTCTTATCGAGCTAAGAAGGCTATCGCTGATATCGTTGTCGATTCTATTGAGGCGGCTGTAGATACAGTCGAGAAGAAAAAATGACGCAGACCGACTTCTTTACCCTCTATTTCGCTAGCCTTGCCGTCATCGGCGGCCTTGCAGGTTTCGTCATTACTCACCTTCTGGCTGAAATTAAGCGCCTCCATGCGCGTGTCGATGAGATCTATAACATACTTCTCGATCGATAATTATTAACATGGCACGAAAGAAAGTAATCGATCTCGATACTTACTCACAGCTTGACGCATGGGCTATAGGCCTTCATGAAATGTATCGGGCACTTCGCCGAGCAGGCTTCGCCGTTGATATTGCTCTGAGTATTATCCAGGACAGAGACGCTTACCCTGAATGGATTCTGCCATCGATCCCTGACCGAGTGGATCGCCTACCCTACGAGGATGACGACGAGGATTAAATGAAGCGAATAGTCATAGTGAGTGACCTACAGGTTCCCTTTCACGATAGACACGCAGTCAAGAATCTAGTTAGTTTTATTAAGAAGTTTAAGCCGCACGAAGTAGTCACAATAGGTGACGAGATTGATTTTAATACGATTAGTAAATGGTCAGAAGGGACTCCAGAAGCCTATGAGCAGACTCTGGGAGCGGATCGCGACGAGGCTGTTCAGGTACTTTACGATCTCCAGGTAAGCCAGGTACTGCGTAGCAATCACACAGACCGCTTATACAATCAAATCATGAGGAAGATTCCCTCATTCCTGTCATTGCCTGAGCTGCGCTTCGAGAAGTTTATGCGCTTCGATGAGTTAGGCATTACCTTTCATAAAAAGCCTTATAACATCGCTCCAGGCTGGATTGCAGTCCATGGAGATCATACTCCTATCAAGTCTCAGGGGGGTCTATCAGCCCTTGAGGCAGCCCGTAGGCATGGGAAGAGCGTCATCTCAGGTCATACTCACAGAGCAGGGCGATCGAGCTTCTCAGAGGCCTCTGGAGGCCGTATAGGGCGTGTCCTGCATGGTGTCGAAGTAGGCAACCTCATGGATTTTAGTAAAGCCTCATACACGAAAGGCTCCGCCAACTGGCAACAGGCATTCGCCATCATGTACGTCGATGGCAAGAATGTCCAGGTAGATCTTATCTACATCGAGAAAGACGGCACATTCCTCGTGTCAGGTAAGCGCTATGGACGACCTAGATAACGATCTAGCCAGGTCGATAGATGACCACATAGACGATGCTGAATCGTTACCATTTCGTTACCTAAATTCTATTGATCTAGCCTAAATATCTGGCATCCTAATCTCATCGGTGAAGGGCATCGATAAGAAAGGGCAACATGTTCGATCCATCATTAGGCGACGTAATTGTAATGTTCGTACTATCTGGACTATATTTCCATCTAGGCCGTATCGTCGGCATCCGCGTGGGATATCTCAAGGGGCGTAAAGCTGTGAGAGATTACTACGAAACTAAAGAAAGGGTTCGAGTGTGAATGCAGGTGATTTCCTCTCAGAAGCTAAAGCAACAATTCAAGATCGTGGAATGGACTACGGACACCCGTCAGACAATATGTCCAGAACAGCACGACTCTGGTCAGCATTCCTCGAAATGCCTATTACTGACTATCAAGTGGCATCATGCATGGCACTGGTCAAGCTCGCACGAAGTATGGAGTCAGCGAAAGTCGATACATACATCGACGCTGCAGCCTATATTGCAATAGCAGGACAACTACACACTGAGGAGAATGAGCTCTATGTTTAATCTAGAAGACTACGAAACAGTAGAAGAAAGACTAATTAAATTTTGGAAGGATCATCCAGATGGGCAGATTCATACTAAGTTACTGGATCAGAATTCAGGTCGGTTTATTGTCCTGGCTGAAATCTATCGCACTGAAGCAGATTCAAGGCCATGGACGACAGGACTTGCAGAAGAAACAGTCCAGGGTCGAGGTGTTAATGCTACGTCTGCGCTTGAGAATTGTGAGACTAGCGCTATCGGCCGCGCTCTGGCTAATGCAGGGTACGCTACAAAGGGTAAGAGAGCTTCTCGCGAAGAAATGACAAAGGTAGCAACAGTTAAGAAGACCGAGGCTATCATCGATGAAACAAAGGCGAAGATGGCAGAAACATCGGGCACTTACATTCCAGTAGCAAAGGAAGACGATCCATGGACTATCAAAGAAGCGACTATGCCGCCCACAATGGAGGCAGCTGTGTCGATGGTGAAAGAGATTATTGGCGGCCAGACAGAGAAGGATATCCCTCGCTGTGCTCATGGAGACATGATCTGGAAGACTGGACAAAGTAAGGCAGGCAAGCCATGGGGACACTTTAAGTGCCCTTATGCAGTCACAGGCGAACTGACTAGATGTCCATCTCCTAATGATGTTATCTGGTACGAGATCAACAAAGATGGCGCATGGCAGCGCCAGAAGGCGAGAGTGTAATGGGACGCTTACAGTTTCTAAATCAAGATGGGGAATGGGAGTCATTTCCTACAGAAGACGAGATCCATCGATCTAAGGAAGTTATAGCAATCTTAGAAGAATTCACCTTTACGACTCGATGCTGTCTGTGCAATGAGGCAATACCTTACAAAGACATTAAAGTAAATCTAGCCAATAAGAGCTGGTCATGTTCTAAATGTCATGCTGTCAATGGCCTCACAAAGCCGTAAATACCGAGGATTCTCGACCGAGCGTGTAGTCGCCCGTTACCTATCGGAATGGTGGCCACATGCAGATATTGGTCGAGGGGCTGGAAAAGATATAACACATGTCCCGTTCGACATGGAGGTTAAAGCTAGATCGGCGTTCCAGCCTAAGGCATGGATCGATCAGGTCACAAAGAGGGCAAGTAAAGCTGGTGACTTGCCTATCGTAGTTAGTCGCTTAAATGGTCAAGGGGAGAAGAGTCCACAGGACTACCTGGCCTTTATGCGATTAGGTGATCTGGTCGATCTATTACTTAAGGCAGGTTACAGCGATTTCGGCGATGATCTGAGACAATTAGAGCCTATGAGGTGCAGGATGTGCGGAGCATGGAGCTTCGTGGAAATCTGCAGAATGTGTCAGAGTGATCCAGATGCCGACCTATGAGTTCGAGTGTGATAACGAAAACTGTGAAAGTAATGCAAGGATAGAGAAGTGGATGAGCGTCAATGAGCCTCATGATCTGGAATGCAGCTTCTGCGGATCATCGATGCATAAGATTTACAGCTCTGTAGGGGTCAGTTTCAAGGGATCAGGATTCTATTCTACAGATAACCGATAAGCGACACGCCTTCTGAACAGGACTTATATGAATGTATTTGACACGTCTGGTACTCTCAGGGCTAGAGCCCTCAAGGGGCTCAGGGCAAGCCTGAAAGGCGCAGCTTGCCTGGTAGCCATCGCTAGTGGGATATCTCTATCTATAGCAATGCCCCTAGATGCTAAGGCGAATGACCTAGTCATTAAAGAAATTAAAGCCTTAGCTAAGACAACCCTTACTAAAGATCAGTATCTATGTCATAACGAGATTGTATATAGAGAGAGTCGATGGGACTTAAGAGCTGTAGGTAACATAGGCGGTACTAAGCAAGCCTATGGTCTATATCAGATGAAATTAGAAAGCCTAAAGAATGCTGATTATAAGAGGCAATACTGGAAATATTGGTACTATGTAGTCCATCGTTATGGAGTAGTAGATAGTAAGAGCAAGGATGCTAACTATTGCAAAGCACTACATCATCTAAAGACTAAAGGAT